GCTCTCATAACCGAGCTTTGATGTGCCATTTACTTAACGATTTTAGTATATGTAACACCACGGTAAACGTAAGTTACTGTCATAGCTTCCTCCGATACCTAGCCCCCGTTCCATGACTAGATGACATGCGTCGCATAAAGCGATGAACGGACGTCGGGGTTATGCTATTTGTGGTGCAGTTAATGCTACGTTTGTAGACTCAGCTGATGCTAAGTCAAGTGGAAAGTTGTGAGCATTACGCTCGTGCATTACTTCAAAGCCTAAGTTAGCTCTGTTTAATACATCAGCCCATGTTGGTACGATCTTGCCGTTAGCATCAACGACGGACTGGTTAAAGTTAAAGCCATTAAGGTTGAAAGCCATGGTGCAGATACCCATCGAGGTGAGCCATATGCCAACCACGGGCCAAGTAGCCAAAAAGAAATGTAAGCTACGAGAATTATTAAAAGAAGCATATTGGAAAATGAGTCTACCAAAGTAGCCATGTGCAGCTACAATGTTATATGTTTCCTCGTCTTGACCAAACTTGTAACCATAGTTTTGTGAAACCTCTTCCGTGGTCTCCCGAAGGATTGAGGAAGTAACAAGGCTTCCGTGCATAGCAGCAAACAAAGCACCACCAAACACGCCCGCAACTCCGAGCATATGGAATGGGTGCATAAGTATGTTGTGCTCCGCTTGGAAGACAAACATGAAGTTGAATGTTCCACTGATACCTAAAGGCATACCGTCAGAGAATGAGCCCTGACCGAATGGGTAGACAAGAAAGACTGCAAGAGCTGCGGATAGTGGTGCAGTATATGCAACAAAGATCCATGGTCTCATGCCAAGTCTGTATGATAGCTCCCACTGTCTACCAGCATAAGCTGCTACACCTATGAGGAAATGAAAGACAATGAGTTGATATGGTCCGCCATTGTATAGCCACTCGTCCAGTGTGCCAGCTTCCCATATAGGATAAAAATGTAGTCCGATTGCATTAGAGGAGGGGACGATAGCTCCTGATATAATATTGTTTCCGTACATTAACGAGCCGGAAACTGGCTCACGTATGCCGTCTATGTCTACAGGCGGTGCTGCGATGAAGGCTAATATAAAACAAGTTGTTGCAGTGAGCAAGCAAGGGATCATCAAGACACCAAACCAACCTACATATAGTCTGTTGTTTGTGCTTGTAACCCACTCGCAGAATCTCTGCCAGTTACTGGCTTGGCTTTCTCTTGTTATAGAGATAGCTGCCATTTAAAATACACCGGGTATAATTTGACCGGTTGTAGCATAAGCTCCTACTGCTGCTACGAATCCGAGCATTGCTGCCCAGCCATTAAATCTTTCTGCTTCTGGTGACATTAGTTTTCGTTGTGGTAATAATTGTATGGGTGGTTCGTTTGGGTAGATGTTCTCTCTACCATCCGTATCGGTGGTAATCATTTTTTCTTTCTCTTGTAAGGTTTTGCGGTCTTTGCAGATCTTACAAAGTTAGCTTTTGTTGGAGCACCCTTTGATCCGGGTGTTCTCATCTTTTCGCCAGAGCCCGCTTTAATGCGTTTTCTCTTGGCGTGTATATTTGCGTACAAGCCTCTCTTAGCCATTAGCGTTTTTTGCCTCCGTGTTTGCAGCCACACTTGCTGCTCTTCTTGGTTTTCTTTTTGTATGCCATTAGCATTTCCATCTTCGCATAGCAAGTGCCTTACGTGTAGGCTTGCCGTTCTTTTTCATCGGACCCTTCATGCCTCTAAAGCGAGCACAAAATGAGCGTTTGCGTGGACCACCTCCGGGCTGTGGAGCCTTAAGGTTTGAGCCGGTTTCCCGATTGTATTTTTTTCTACCGGCTGCTGTGAGACCTCCCTTGCGGCTTTTGTGCTTGCCGATCTTAAGGGAGACGTTTTTCTTTTTAACCGCCATGATATATTTTCATGTGTGTATTTTTATACTGTGGTAAGTTTTGTTCATACTGTTCTTTTAACCACGGTACTTCTAGCTCAGTCGTATTACGATTGAACGTATATGGTGAGACATCTGTTACCTCACCTTCTTCTGTATAAAACTGGCCCGGACCAGCATGTGCTATCATGGGATTAATTTTCATTCGGTCTGCAAGAGGTACAGGTAATCCGTGTGTATCCAGATCGTACTCTCCAGCATCATAAAACTTTCCGCCAGTTTGCATATAAGATCTACCTTGACCATCTAGAAAGAAACCGTTTTCAGTTACATATCTCATGATAGATGAGTCAGGTTGAGTTAGATCCATAGCTAGTCCTTTACTTGGCATAGGTGATTTACCGGGTAGGTAGGGGCTTGATGGAGTACCATCTTTACCCGGTGCTTGTACAGGTTTATCCCTGTTCGGACCTTTGGGAAGAGGATCTGCCATAGCTAGCCCCGGCTCTCCTCTGCCATATATAGATAGTATTAGATCCTCTTGATAAGACATTACTTTTTCTTTTTTAGAATTTTCTTTTGTACTGATACAGGTAGTTTAGATAAGCCTTTACCAGCTGTCTTCTTTGGTCTACCTTTCTTACTGCCGTAAGTACCTTTGCCCATTGGCATAATTTTTTTCTCCTAAAAATTAACGTTTGGTGATCTCTCTAGTTTCTCCATTATATCTCTACGATATGCTGGATCGTTTTCGTAACGTTCATCACTCATAGCTGCAATAACTTCTTGCTGGCTACGGAACTGATCGTTACTTTGTCTTGGTGCTTTACCTTGTACCATATTTCCGTCGTATCCTATTGCATCATTGTATGCGTAAGCTAGTGATCTGACTGCAAAGAACGCAGCCAACGGATCACCACGTTCCATGACAGCATCAAACATTTTAACCTCTTGTTCATTCAGAGATTTTTGTGCCCAGTCTATCATGTTAGCGTAGTTCTTTTCACCGCCTACGATACCTTTAAGTTCTTTAATATCTGCTTCAGAAAGATCTTTACCTTCTGGTTCTGCATTTTGTACAGAGTTTCTATAATCTAAGTGCATCTGTGCAAGATCTTCAACACTCATCTTGTTTAACTCGTCAAGAGTTTCTCGACTGTACTCACCCTTTTCTGATGTAGCTTCATCCCATAACTGATCTAGTATAGTTCCTTCTGGTTCAGTTTCTTCAACCTGTTCTTCTTGCTGTGCAGGTTCTTCTTCTTTTGTGTTAAGCTTCTGTTGTAGCTCAAGATAACCTTTCTCTAGCTCTTCAGCATTTTTATACTTACCTGCTAGTAGTTGTTCTTGAGCTTGCTGCATCTGCTCACCAACTTGTAAGGAGTCTTGTTCTTCTGCTGAGAGATTATCAATACTTGTAGTCTCAACGTTTGACTCCATGGTTAATGTTTCTGCCATTTATAGTTCTTCCTGTGGTGGTTGTTGTTGTTGTGCCATCTGTGGGTTCTTAGCTGGATCTAGCATTGGTGCTTTCATAAGAGCTGGTGTACCTTTGATAGCTTCAAGTTCAGCTTGTTGTGCTGCTGCTTGTTGTTGCTCTTGCTGTCTTTCTTCAACAGTCTTAACTAGGTTTAGTACATCTATACCTTGTGCAGCTGCAAGTCTTTTAATAACCTCATCTGGATTAATGTATGTTGTGATAGCATCTGGTCCCATAGTAGTAGCTATGGTTTGTAAGAAGCCACCCAACGCTTGTACATCTTGACCTCTACCTAGACTATTAATACCAGCTACAATGATAGGCTTGACCATACCTTTTGGTATACGTGGTATCTCACCTGTCTTCTGGAATATGCTAAGTTTTCTATTGAGATAGGGTACTAGGAACTCTACAGTGAGTAGCCCAAATAATCCGCCGAGCTGTTGTTCTAGTTCCATCTGTGTCATGCGTACCTCTTCTGCGGTTGTACGCTCTGACTGCCGAACGGACAGTATTAGGAACGCTTCGTTCAATCGCTTCTCAAGTGTTTGCATGTGCTGCAATGCTGTAGCAAAGTCAGCTGTCTTACCGACTTGTATGACGCCTATGTCGTCTGGTCTACCTTGTACAATAGCACCGTTGCCAGCTGCTGCTAGCGTCTGTGGTTTGGTTGTAGATGATGGTGATACAGTAAATACAACTTTAGCTGCTGCTGCACTACCTTCTACTATAGCCTGTGACAATGCTTCGAGAGACTTGAGATCTCCAATAAACTGTCCGACTCTACCTCTACCATATGCTTCTCCATCTACTGTATTAAATCGTAGTGGTAGCCATGGTGTACTGTCGACTGGTGCTTTACCTTGTGAGTTAGGTAGTCTTTTACCATCGACTTCTTGATGCCATATAAATCTATTATTGTCACGCTTGACATGTGTATAGACATCTATCTCATTCTCATATTCCTCGTCAGTGACTTCATCTTTTGAGTCATAGTTAGGAATAAGATCTTTGTTGATTCTTTCTTTTGTGATAATTTCAATCACGTCGCCGTTGCCATCTCGTTCTATCACGTAGCGATTAAGAGGGTATAGCTTCAGACCTGTCTTGCCCATAAAGATAAGAGCATTACCACCTACAACTAGATGTTGTAATGCTTGGTGTATTACTACACGATCATCTGATGCAGCGATAGCGTCAAGGATTGTACGCTCTATCTTTGCAAAGGATAAGTCAAGTTCTGATTTTACCTGTGGCTCAAACTGTTCACCTAACTGAGACTCGTCTAGCTGTAGCTTAAAGAAGCTAGTCTGTGGTGGCACGAGTGATAGTGATAGCTTTGATGCTAAGGCTACCACCCCTTTAGCCCCCACGGACTGCCATGGTGTCTTCAGTTGTTTCATACCTTTTTGGTAGTCTTCATGACCACGTATAAGATATGGTAGTGTAAGTTTTGTTGCGTCTTCCGCTTCGGTCAAAAACTGGGAACGATCACTGGATAAATTATCATACCTAGATTTTGCTGTCATTGTTAATTAAAATAATCTCTACTGAAGGTTCTTCTAAATCCTCCACGTGTTTTACTTTGCTGTCTTGGGGCAAACGATGTAGTAAAGTTAGGAGTAAAACCTAACAAACTATTTAATGTTTGTTGATATGATTGTTGTTGTATATTTGATAGATCTTTAGCGTCAGTACCTGCTTGTGGTATTTCTGGTATTAGTTCTTCTTGTGGTATGGTAGGTAACTGTTGAACTGTACCTGATCCAGCAGTACCACCTCCAGTCGTTTGTGATGAACCACCCCCGCTTCTACGGAATGGACTAATGCCTTCAAAAATAGTTCTTGTCGTAGGTTGACCAGTAGCTGATGCAACAAGGTCTTTAATTTTCTCAGCAGACTCGTAGCCCTGTTTATCAGGGTTACTAATGTTAGACAAGGACTGAAGACCTGTTGCTACTAGCTGTTGAGTCGTGAAAGGTTGACCTTTATCAACTCCTACATCTGCACTAGCTTCTTTAACAATATTTTTTAGATCTCCAGCTAACATCCTATTACCTATCGCACCTACGATTCCTTGCTCAGAACTGATGCTAGGAATACCCGGTGCTGTTCTATCAAATGTTGCTCTAACATCTGCTAAATTTTCTGGACTAATATTAAAGGGAGCATTAACACCAAACATAGAATAAGGTTTATTGCTAATGCTAGGATCGTCAGTTGTAAAAGCTCTAACAGCTCTCGATACTGGTGCTAGCTCATCTTTTCTACCGATATCTTTTAGTAATTCAGATGCTTGTCTCCGCAGAGTTCTATCATCTTGTCCAAGCATCTGAGAAGTGTATGGTCTTAAAGCTGAAATAGCCATCTCAGTTTGCCTAGCAGCATCACCTATGAGAGGTAAGTTTCTGAGTGCAGGCATAAATCTGTTGTACGCATTGATGATTCTACTTGCTTTGTCTGAAGCATCATCACTATCTGCACTACCAATATTTAATCCACCAATCTGTGTGTCAGCTTTCTCATCAGCTTTAGCAACACCGGTAAACATGTTAGTGATTGAACCGGGTAAACCTGCAAGAAAACTGGTAGGTTTTTGAACCGTGCTTGTAGTGTCTGGAGATCTAGTGCTGATACTTAGTTGACCTGCATTTTGACTAACTTCTCCTCTGTTCGCTGCTGCTTGTGCTGCTCCAGCTGCACTGATACCAAACGAACCAGCTGGTAGATTACTACCTGATGGTATACCTGTTTGAAACGTAGCATTTCTGCCCAGTGCATTATTTGTTACAAAGTCTCTTTGCCTCTGGCGATACTGTGATATAGATTCACCGGCTGGTCCGCCAGTTAGTCCACTTAAGCCTTCTGCTACTCTTTGCTGAAACCTCTCTTGAGCTACTGTAGTAGGAGGTCTAAAACTGCTTCCTCCTGTACCTGTTCCTGTACCTGTTCCTGTACCTGTTCCTGTTGTACCTGTTCCTGTTGTACCTGTTCCTGTAGACGTATCGCTGGTACGAGTACTGGAAAATCCAGAACCTCTCCTATTAGTTGCATTACCTTGGCCGCCACCAGAACCGCCTGATCCGCCGCCTGATGAAGAGCCTCCTCCTCCGGAGCCACCACCAGATCCGCCGCCGCTTCCGCCACCTGAGCCGGAGTTACCTCCGCCTGAGCCTGCATTACCTGATGATGATGTACCAGTGCTCTGTGATGTTCGTCTACCGTATCTGTTTTGTCTACTTCTAGATCTTCTAGCCATTGTCTTCTTTATCAATTCGTTTGTTGTACCACTCGACCACCGAGCGTTGACCGGCTAAGTACATGACTTCGCCGATGCTCTGCTTCGGATGTGGATTAACGGGTGGGAAATTTTCTTCTAGCTCTACTTGTATAGAACTAATTGTTGGTCCGATGATGGACTCAAGCATATTGTGGGAGGTTGGTGTTTGCATGTTCAAAGAACGCTGGCATACGAGCTGCTTTTGTGTCTGAGAACTGCGGGGCTTTGCCCTGATACATTAACTGATCGCTCGCATCCAGCCAAAATTTTTTTGCTAAATATTTATCAGTATGATTCTCTTTTAGGGGTTGTAGTACCCATTGTATAGTTGCCTTCCGAAGCTTATCCAAAGAAGTGCTAGGAACAAGACCCAGCTCAGTACATACGAGACTATTTGTCGCAACGTGTATCTGTTCATCTCTGGATATATCAGCTGATACTGTTCTGAGAGCAGCGTCACCAAGAAAGCGAAACATAGGTAGTAGAACAAAGAATATAGCTCGCTCTGCAACGAGTGCCTTTGTGATAGTGTGGTCAGGGTGTGCAATCCAAGCATCTCTTAACCTCTTTGCTTCCAGTTCGGATTGTAGATCAGCACCGTGGGCGTCAACAATGAAGCCCAGAGCGAGATCATGTTTAATCTCATCTTGTACGTTTGACTCAAGAAGTGTCCTCGCTGCTTCCGGGACTTCTTTCTCCAAGCCTTGAGAAATAAATTCTCCAACTGGTAGCTCCATATGACGTATTGCGAGTGCACGTTTGATGGTTTCTTCAGCACCTTCTTTTAATACTCCTTTGGTGGGTTGGACTGGTGTCCATGTTCTTTTTCTATTTTGTAATTTTATGTAGGGGTTCATTGTTGGCAGTCACATGTAATTTCATTTTCATTTCCTACTATGCTTG